TTAGAGCTGGTCTTTATTGCCTGATACCGATTTGATACCAATCTGGAGCTTTTCCAGCTCCGCCCAGTCTGAGCTTGAGTTGAGCCAACGCGCATACGTCGTCAGCAACATTTGGACGCTGTGGCCAAGCTGCTGAGCGATGAATGCGGGGTTCATGTTGGACATTAAGCATATTGTCGCATAAGTATGACGGCAGTTGTACGGCGGTCGATATAACACCGACAGCGCTTTCAGTGCCGGCCCCCACTGTTTGTGCAGATCGGAGGTCTGTTTGACGTACTCGCTGTTCTTCGACGGCGGGAACACGTAGGGCGTGGTCTTCACCTTGCCAATGCCTTTGGCGCGGCGCTCGGCGTACTGGCGCGCGAACTCCAGCGCGTGCAGAGCTCGCTCGTTCAGCAGCACGAACCGATCCTTTCCGGTTTTTGTGCGCTCTTCTACAACACCCAACGCCACTGTGCGGCAGACATGAACCTGACGTTTCACCTGGTCAACGGCATCCCAGCGGAGCGCGGCGACTTCAGACAGGCGAAGCCCGGTGAAGAACGCGAACTCAAAGAAGGCGGCGTAGATACCGCTCGGCCAGTGCGGTGTCTGGTAGAGGTGATCAATGATGCGGTTGGCTTCTTCCAGCGAAAACGGGCTGATCTCCTTTCGCCCGCGCTTGGGGAGGTCGATCATTTTGGCCGGGTTTTTCTTGATCAGCTCTTCAGCAACGGCCGCCTCCAAGATTGTTGAGAGCTTGACCAAGGCGTTGCGCCGGACACCTGGTGACGTCCACTCCGTGGCCGCAATGATGCGGCGTAGGAGGGTGGTGGTGATCAGGTCGATACGTACCAGTGCCAGCGGCGGAATCCAATACAGGTTGAGCGCACCCTTATAATTGTTCCGCGTGCCTTGGGCGATGACTCGGCCATCAAGCCATAACTGCGCGTACTCATGAAAAGTCGGGATGCCGCCGAGCGATACGGTCGAGTTCGGGAACAGCTCGGCGTACTTGGCGTCATCCAAGAGGCCGAGCTTGATCAGGTTGTCTACTTGATCGCGTAATTGGGATGCAGCTTTAATGCCTTTCTGCGTCGTGGGGAAGGGGAGTGTTTCGCTTCGGCGGGTACCGTTCCAAGTAAAACGAATCCTGAGGGATTTGCGGAAGAGTTCAACTCCATCGGGCAAATCCATTGTGCTTCTTCCCATTCGTAATACCTTTTCCTGCTGTACATGATGCGGTGGCCAAATTTATTCCAGACGCCTTCGGGGATCTGTTTACGGGCGCGCCGGGTTGCGAGTGCTCTGAATGAAATGCCCAGGATGTGGGCCATTACTTCTTCCGATACCTTGTCAACTTCGGGTAGCGGCATCGCTCCCAATTCATTGCCGTCCATTACTGGTCTCCATTGCACTCGGGGCAATCGCCACCGGTTGCGAAGCTTGAACACCGACTTTGGTTGTCTGAAACCATGCGCGCGCCTTCATGCCGCCTCCTTGTTAACTTGGCCTAGAAAGCAGCTCGAATGCTGCTGCTGCCACAAGTGGAACCTGTCCATTGCCAATGGCCTTAAGTCGGTCCACCCGATGGGCCACCCCATCAGCCACTCGACCCATTCCGGGTTCAGATGACCACCATCCAATGCCATCACGGCGTGATCGAGACGATCGTTCGAACGATCTGCTCCCGATCGGCGAGTCAGTGCGGCAGGTGAAGATCCCTTCGCCATGCTCGCCACCGGCGTTGGCCACCGCTTGGCGGGTGTCTTCTGCGATGAGCCAGATACGGTCTCGCTGATGAGGTGCACCGAAGTCAGCCGCTCCGATAACACCCCATCGCGCGTCATACCCCATTTCGGCAAGGTCACCGAGCACCACGGCAAGTCCTCGTCCCACAAGCAATGGTGAGTTCTCCAGTTCGAGGTAGCGGGGTCGTACCTCATCGGTAATGCGTGCCATCTGCCGCCACAGCCCGGAGCGGGCGCCTGCGATGCCCAGACCGTTGCCTGCAGCCGAGATGTCCTGGCAAGGAAACCCTCCCGAAACCACGTCAACAAGGCCTCGCCATGGTCGTCCGTCAAAACTGCACACGTCAGACCAAATCGGGAAAGGCGGGAGCAGTCCATCGTTTTGTCGTTGCGCCAGAACTTGTGCGGTGTAGGCATCACGCTCAACGGCGCAGACGGTGTGCCAACCGAGGAGGTGGCCGCCAAGTATTCCGCCACCAGCGCCTGCGAAAAGAGCCAACTCATTCACGCCGCCTCCTGGATAGACGGAAAGTCTGTAAATGGGCATGCTCTGCTCCTTTTTCTGGGTGGGAGCCCTGAGGCATGATGAATTGTAGAGTTCCGGAGAAGATGGTCACTTTGACCTTGTGGGCATTGTGGGTTTTGTTCTTTGGGACTGCCGCATTTTGGCTTTTGGTAGGGTCGGTTGCTTACTGGGTAAAACATGGGTGGCTTCCGCCCGACACATCTGGATGGGTGCAAGGTTTGAGCGCGATCGTGGCTATAGCAATTGCTATCGCTGTTCCTTGGTACCAAAAGCGTCATGATCTGACTCTTAAGGAACGGGAAAAGAGACTTTTGGAGGTGGCTAGGTCTGAACAATTGCTTTGCTTGTGCCAGGAGGTTCAGATATTTGTGGATAGTCAGCCTTATGACGATGCGCATGCTGACTACAAACCGTCTAACGAAATGCGCCGTACGATTCTCACCGATCAATTGGCCCGTTTGACCGAAACCCAGAAAGGAGAACTGAATGCTGAGAGGATGCGGATCGGCCTTAAATTGAGGTTTGAAATTCACGATTGGCTGAAGTATTTCGCAGGAGATGTACCTCCAGCACTGGGTGATTTTTTTGACCGAACATGGAAGCGGCAGCCTCGCCTCGAACGTATTCGAGATGAAGCTGAAAACGAAGTGCGCAAGCTTGATGGAAGGCCATTGATTGAACCTCCCCAGCCAGCCGTTAAGGAAGAGGAAGATCTTCCTTGGTAACGAAGGGGCGAAAAGCAGGATCAGAACGATCAGTGCGCATATCTGAAGTGCGGTCATGTGCTGTGTTCCTAGTGAGAGCCCGCCGCCGGGATTTTTGGTGAGAGGCCGGCGGCAGGGTGTTTTAATGGTTAGATAACCGTTGAATCAGGCCACTTGTACCGCCGCTTGTGCGTCGAGGAAGTCGGCCAGGTCGTGCAGGTAAACCACGCGCTTCGCCCGTTCCGAGTTGTGCAGGCGTTTGACGACAAGTGCGATGCGGCCGGCTTTGATCTCTTCGAGCATGTAGCGGTCGGTGCGGATGTGCGAGAAGTAGTGCTCGCGAACTGCTGCCAGCGTCGGGCATGGTGTTGCGAACTGGCGCCGAAGTTGGTCAAGGGTGTTGCTCATGCCGCGTCCTCCCCGAACCCCTCCGATGGGGGCAGCAACTTGAGGCGGATCAATTCGGCGAGACCTTCTTTGCTTTTGCCCATGGCGGCCGCGCAGACGTTGCCGCGTTGGTCTGCGACGACGGCACCGTAGGGATATTCCGGCGATTTGGTCGGGGTGACGTAGGCGATTTGCCCCTCACCAATGACCGCGTCGACGCAGCGGAATACCTCAGCCAGTTCGGCGCTGACCGGTGGCAGAGACTCCAGAAGCTGTACCGCTTCGGCTGAAGCGCCAATTAGAGTGGCGCGACTGATGACCGTCGGGTGGTTGAGAAACATCGGGACCAGCTTCAGTGCACCGATGGCTTGGGTAATGGCGTTCTGGCTCATGCTGCGGCGTCCTTGTGCGTAATGGTGATGTTTAGTTTTTTGGCGATCCACTCGACGCCTTCTTCTTTCACCATCACTACGGCGTAGTGCCGATAGCGGTTGGTGTTTCCGACCTGAGCGCTGCGCGGATCCGAGAACAGGTAGCCCCGGTCGCGGTGATGGCTGGCCAGATCGCCGTCATTGGTCAGGATGCGAAGTTCTCGCAACCTGGCGCGGAAGGCGCGCGGCTTGAGGCCGAGCACGGCGGCCGTTTGATCCAGAGTGCGATTCACGGCGCTGTCCTCAGGCTGCGAGCAGTTTTCGAACGTTGTTCAGCAGTGCTTCCGACTCAGCCAGCATCTGCTGTATTTGCGCTGCGCTACCGGGTTGCTCTGATGGCGGCGTAGGCTCTGCCGACTCAATGCGACCGTTCGCGATGTCCTGAATGAAATCCCGCAGGTGCAGATGATTGGCGCGATCTGAACGCTTGAGGGTCAGTTCGCCGGTGTGGCCACCGAAGTCCACGCTGATGACTGCGCGGTCGTCGGTGAGCTCCACTTCAAAGCTTGCGTGGATGGTTTGCTCTGGCCGTTGAAGAGGGCATACGGCTGCGCCGCCAACCTGAAGCATGTGATGCAGCAGGTCTTGTTTGGCGAGAGGGATGAAGTAGCTGTTCATGCTGCATCGCCTCCAAACGGCCAGGTGCTGTCGTCGGTCGCAGCGCTGTCGAAAGGCTTGATGGCCTCGGAACGGCCTTTTGGGGTGCTGATTACCAGTAGTCCGGTACGACGCTGGATATCTTCGACGGCTGCTCGACTACTGCACACAGATGGGTGCAGGTAGACCGGGCAGCGTGTGTTGCTGTGCTGTGTGGTTTGCATGGCTCGTACTCTTTGGTGAGAGGTAGATACGAGCGCAAAATTAGTATCACTGATTTAATAAGTCAACAGTAACACTTATAAAAAGGAGTGAAATAAATTTGAAGGCGAAAAAAAAGACCCGGCAGGGTCTCTTTTTGGTGGCGGGGAGTCAGAGCATCACTGAGTACCAAAAAACTTTTCCGATTACGCGGATGTGCTCTTGAACGTAGACGCCGTCATAGCGCTCGTCCGGATGTTCTTCAGTGTTGTAACTGCGCAGGCGTAACCCTCCACTAGGAAGGCGGTAAAGCTGCTTTACGCGAAGCTGCCCATCATGATCAATCGCGTACATTTTTCCGTCTTGAATGCTTGTATTCGCGGTGTCCACGCCAACCGTACTGCCGTCTGGTAGCACCGGTTCCATACTGTTACCGCTGACTGGCACACATCCAGCCGAATCTGGGTCAATATTTTTTCTCTTGAGAGTTCGCTTGCCGAAACGCAGTTTTCGGCCGTTTGTCTCAAGCATTACCTCGGATCCTTTCCCTGCGGACAATTCCACTTCCTTGAAGAACGGCAGCTCCACCTCATCCGGACCGAGGGGAGTGTTGTCATCCCACACCTCAATTGGATGCACAGACAAATTTAGATTTTTATACGATTCAGCCGAGATGCTTTGCTTTGGTCGGAAATGGGTAATTTCAGTGTATGCAGCTAAGCGTGGGCTGACTTCCTGCGGTTCGAAATTAAGCGCGTTTGCGAGCTTAAGCAGTGCACTGAGATTCAGAGGGATGCGGCCGTTTAGGTACTGGCTGACGACGCTTTGACCGGACCAGTCGCACATGTCGGCAATTTTGTCCTGGGTCAGCGTTGGGTCTTTTCGCTTCCGATCTTGATAAATAGCCTTCAAGCGCAATGCTTCGGCTTTTCTGGTCTCGTCGTCGGAGATGGTGGAGTCTGTATTCATGGACCCTAACTTATAAGCAAGGCTTCTTTTGTCAAAATCGCATTGCGACTTTTTTTCTTGCTGTTTAAAAGAAGTATCACTAATATTCATTCCGCAACGCCCATTCGAGGAAGCGTGGATGGCTAACGAAATTGGTATCCCCTTGGAAGATTTCGCCGAGGGAAAAACTCAGCCAGAGCTGGCTTTGCTTATTGGAGTATCGCAAAGCGCTGTCTCACAGATGCTCAACTCGGCTCGAGATATTCGAGTCCGGGTTGATGAAGCAGGGGCGTGTTCGGCGGTGGAGATTCGGCCAGTCGGGTCGCGCCGCAAACCCAAAGCTGCTTAAAAGGTGCCGGGCTGGGGCCTCTCACCAAAGAATCCCCCAGCCCAGCTACGACGACACACAGCACATGCACATCGGTCGTGGTTGTAGGATAAGGTTTGACCCGTCCTATGGCTACACCGTAAACAGGGGATTTACGGTTATGAGTCGAACAGATCTTTTGCCGGACGCGGGTCCGGTCCTTCCTTTGCGCCAGGCGATTTACCGCGCTGGTCGTGACTACAAGGGCGGAATCACCGCCCTTGCCTTTGACATGGTGTTGGAAAACGACACCCTTCAGAAGAAACTCAAACTCGATGAAGAGCGCCGTTGGCTGAATCCCGATGAGCTGGAAGAGCTGATCAGGCTGACTGGCGATTCGCGCTTGCTCGATGCGCTGATGCGCCCGGCAGGGGCTGTCTGGTATCGCCCTGTGCCAGTACCAGCAACGCGGGATGCCTTGAAGGCCGTCGGTAAGTTGCTCGGCGAAACCGGTGAATTCGTGGCCGCGATGCACGATGGTGCTGCCGACCACGTCTGGAAGCTTCAGGAAGTTCTCGATCTTGAAAAACAAGGGATGGATGTAATCCGTGAAGTCCTTGGCATCATGGCGGGTGCCCGTCAGGCGATGGAGGATCGTATCCATGGCTGACGAAATCGACCGCGCCAACGACCAGGCGCAATACCTGCTCGACCTTGCGCTGCAGAGCCGTCGTCGTGCGCCATCAAACCGCGTAAGCGCTGAATTTTGCGATGATTGCGACGATCCTATCCCGTTGCTTCGTCGGCAGACGATTGTAGGTTGCCAAACCTGCGTCGATTGTCAGGGGTTGCGGGAGGCTCGGCGATGACTGAACCGGCAAAAGGAATAGCCATCGCCACTTGGGCAAAGCGTTACATCAATACCTTCGACCTCGCCCTGGTTTCCATTGAGCCAGGTGAGAAAGCCCCAAAGGGACTGGGGTGGAACAAGCCGGGCGGTTACTTCACTGATGCCGCTGCGGCTGAAGCGTTCTGGCAACGAAATCCTAAACACAACCTTGGCGTCGTGCTCGGGCCGAGCCGTGTCTGCTCGTTGGACGTCGATGACGTTCAGTGGACACGGCATGTGCTGTATGAGTTGCTTGGTGTCGATCTGGATGCCATGGCAGTAGTGTACCCGACGATTGTCGGCAACCCTGCGCGCTTCCGGGTGTTGTTCAAGCTCCCGGACGGCGTTGAGCTGACCCGTCATTCTCTTTCCTGGCCAAATGAAAAAGACCCTGACGGTTCGATTCACAGAGGCCTGACGGACAAGGCCAAGGCCGCGAAAGAGCAGGGGGATGCTGCCGGGGAAGCGGCAGCGCGGGCGGAGGCCGAAGAGTACCAGCGCTTCACGGTGTTTGAGCTGCGTGCCGGCCTGGTGCAGGACGTGTTCCCGCCTTCGATTCATCCGGGTACCGGCAAGCCTTACACCTGGAGAACTCCGCCCAATGCTGCGGACGGTTTGCCGACGCTCACCAAAGAGCTGTTTTCAGTCTGGCAAAACTGGGATTTCTTCAAACGTGATGCTGAAGCGGCGTGCCCTTGGGCGATCAAACCCACGGTGGCGCCAGCGAAGGCTGTCAAGCGGCCAGCAGCTGTGGTGGGTCAGCGCCCGTCGGTGATTGATGAGTTTAATCGTTGCCATGACGTTGAAGAACTTTTGCGTACCCACGGTTACATCAAGCGCGGCAGCAAATGGCTTTACCCGCAGAGCAGTACCGGATTGCCGGGGGTAACGATCAGTGAGGGTAAGGTCTATTCGCACCACGGTGCCGACCCGCTCGCGAACGGGCATCAGAACGATGCCTTCGAGGTGTTCTGTTTGCTCGAACATGGCGGCGACCAGTCGAAGGCCGTGAAAGACGCTGCGCGCATGTTGGGTATGCAGCACTCATCGCGTCCTGATCCGCGTGATCTTCCCCCGACCCCATCCGGTGATTCAAGCAGGCCGAACACTGCTGCCGCCGACGCACCCAGCGAGGCTGCTCCTGCATCTGACGGGGGAACGGGGGAGGTAATGACGCTTGACCACTTGCTTCGGCGTTTCGCATTGGTCGAGGGGACCACGCATGTGTGGGACTGCGACCAGTCGCGGGTGATGAAAAAGTCAGCGTTCGAAGCTCGGGTGGGCAAGCCGCTCGCCAAGGCGTGGCTGGATGACACGGGCAAACGGTTGATTGCAGATGATCACGTCCGCGACATCGAGCAGGCACGACGCATGGCGGGCAAGAAGGGCGGTGCGCTGGGCATGCCACCGACTGACCGATACGTGTATATCGATGGCACCAAGGATGTCTGGGATCGGGAAAAGAAGCGGCGTATCGCCGAGGGTGCGGTGAAGATGGCGCTGGGTGACACGTATCCGCTGTGGTTGAACAGTAGCGAGCGGCGCACTGTGGATGTCGAACATATCGTGTTTGATCCGACTATGAGTAAGGATCCTGCGGTGTACATCAACACCTTTGATGGTCTGCCGCTCGAGCCTGTCAGGGATGACGATGCCTGCGCCAACCTGCGTTGGCTGATTTCGTTTTTGTGCAACCACGATGAAGCGGCGGCCCAATGGCTGACCCGCTGGCTGGCGTATCCGTTGCAGCACCTGGGCGCCAAGATGGACACCGCCGTGTTGATGCACTCGATCATGGAAGGCTCAGGCAAAAGCCTGCTGTTCGCCGATGCACTGGGCATGTTGTACGGCCAGTACGCAGCCACGGTCGGTCAGACGCAGTTGGAGAGCAACTTCAACGCTTGGCAAAGCCGCAAATTGTGGTCGGTGTTTGAAGAGGTTGTGAGTCGCGATCAACGATACAACCAGGTGGGCAAGATCAAGCACCTGATCACCGGCAAGACGGTGCGAATGGAATCGAAGTTTATCAACGGGTGGGAGGAAGCCAACCATATGAATGCGGTGTTCCTGAGCAACGAAATTTTGCCGTGGCCGATCAGCGACAGTGACCGCCGGATGTTGGTGATGTGGCCCATGGAAACCTTGCCGGTCGAGCGGCAAAAGGCAATCGGGCGGGAGCTTGAACAGGGTGGTGTTGCAGCGCTGTACGGTTGGTTATTGTCGATCGATCTGGGCGACTTCAACCAGCGGACGCGACCGCCCTCGACTGATGCCCGTGAACGCTTGGTGGCCTTGAGTCGGGCCGGTTGGCAGACGTTCTTGCATCTGTGGCAGACGAGTGAGCTTGGCAATGGTTTATGGGGGCCATGTCTGTCGACGGATTTGTATGCACTGTTCTTGGAGTGGTGTCAGCGAAACAAAGAGCATACGATGAGCCAGACGAAATTCTCCCTCTTTATCAGTTCGGCTGTGGAGAAGACCAGGTCCATCCCGTGGACTGAAGGTAGTAATCGTCGTTTCGGGGCGTTCTTCGTTCCCGATCATCCTGACGCTTCCCTGCTCCCATCATTGAAGGCGGCCGAGCTGGGGAGCACCGTGTCGTTTTGGCGTGCCAAGGCAAAGCTTGCGGGTTGGAATGTGGACGGCTGGGATCACCTCAAGGGGATCGCAGCATGAGTTCACCAAGCATTGTGTTGGGTGTGTTGAGTGTGTGTCGGGTCAATTTCGGCAACTCAACACAGGTCCGAGCCAGCAAATTCAAGGGTTACAGAGAGATGTGTTGGGTGTGTTGGGTTTACGCCCGCGCGCACGCGTGCGCGTGCATTTTTCTCTCTCTCAGTTGTCCTTGCGGCAATAGAAAAAAACTCCATGCGAGGACAGAAAAACCCAACAAACCCAACACACTCAACACAGGTTATTTGAAGCTATTGATTTATAAGGGTTTTATCTGTGTTGGGTTTGTGTCGGGTTGGCTGTTTTTTGTGTCGGGTTCGATTTTCAGGGGAGTGGGGCGATGATCGAGGAAGTTGAAGCGTTGATGCAGCATTGGGGCGTTCAGCACTGCCAGGTTGGCGACGGTGGTGGCTTGGGTAGTCCGATGGCGACGATCATGCAGTATGGCGGATGCGCTCCCCGTGGCACTCCTGGTTCGAGGGATCTGATGATGTCGGCGGGTGGTGGCCTGGACCATGCCAGTGCCGAGGTTGCCGCTGCTGTTGCCCAGCTCGAACGGCAATCAGAGAAGGGCGCCCAACTGGCCCTGTTGGCTCGGAATCGATACTTGGTCCAGCCTCCAATGACCGTGCGTGAGCAGCTGCGGTTGTTGCACCTTGCTGAGGACGCCGACCGAACCTACAGGAACTGGGTTCATCGGTTGCACCAGCAGGTGCTGTTGATTCTGACCGTTCGCAGCGCCACAACGCGTGGACGTGATCGCCGAAGTGGTACGGTGGAAACCAGCTATACGCGTGCTTCGATGAGCAAGCGCACGCAGGTTTGCTGAGTGCCGTTGGTCGGGGTGGTTTGCGCCAAACCAGCGTCAAAGTGGCGTCAATGTTGCGCCGAGTCAAACAACCGAAAATGCCCCCTTTTCGGTTTTTCCGGAGAGGGGTAAAAAGTCCCCACGATATGGAATTTGCGCCTTGGCGCTGACCTCGCACGTGCTGTGCAGCTTCACCCGGCCCCCCCTGAGCCGGTCACCTAACCCCGCTTCGGCGGGGTTTTCTTTTTCGGCTTACGGCGCAACCAATAAGGACAGAAGATGACAAATGAGCAGCAGGCGCTGGCAGAAATGCCGATCTGGTTGGTGATCGTCCTGGCCCTGGTTGGCGGCGTGTCGGGTGAAATGTGGCGGGCCGATAAAGACGGCGCGCGCGGTTGGGCGTTGTTGCGGCGCTTGGCCCTTCGATCTGGCGCCTGCATCGTCTGTGGCGTGTCTGCAATGATGTTGATGATCGGTGCGGGGATGTCGGTTTGGACGGCCGGCGCGATAGGATGCCTCACTGCGATGGCCGGCGCCGATGTCGCGATTGGCTTGTATGAACGGTGGGTGGCAAAGCGTCTTGGTGTCACCGAGTCGTCTGCAACTAGCGGCGAATCAGGGAAATGATGCGCCTTGAGATGCGCGACAACATCGACAAGATCGTGAAAGGCATGCGGGGGTTGAGTCGGTCCAAAGTGCCACTCGCTGCTGCAAAGGCGTTGACCTTCACCGCTGAACGAGTGCAGATCGCGGAGAAAGCCGAGATTGCCCGCGTGTTTGATCGTCCCACCCGCTGGACGCTGAACTCGATCTATAAGCGAAGCGCCACAGCTACCCGGTTGTTCGCTCGCGTATGGGTCAAGGATGAATCCAGCTCGGGAGTTGCGGCCTCGAAGTACCTGCCGGTGCATATGGACGGCGGCAATCGTCCGCACAAGCGGTTCGAAAAGGCGCTGATCCACTATGGCCTGATGCCTGCTGACATGTACGCGGTACCAGGCCGACGGGCTCGAATGGATGGCAACGGCAACATCAGCCGGGGCCAGATCGTCCAGATACTCTCCGCCCTCGGCGCTGCCGAACGTGTGTCAGGCTTCATGGCCAACCGCACGGCACGCAGTAAACGCCGCAATCGCAATGCACCTGACTACTTCGCTGGTCGCCCAGGCAATGGCACTGGTCCACTGGGTATCTGGCAACGCATAGGCAACGGTGCGCGGCCCATCCTGATCTTCGTTAAGCGTCCGACCTATCGTCGTCGCTTCGACTTCTACGGTGTGGCCAATCGCGTCGCCGCTGTGGAGTTCGAACCGCTGTTCCGCCGGGCATTGGCCCGCGAGATGGCTCGCGACTGAAGCCTTCGGCGATTTTTTCCGCGTTTTCGCCCGATTTTTGGGCGACTCGGCAACGGATCGAGGCCTCATCCCCTTTTTCAATGGGTCCTTCCGGCGACCTGAGCGATTGGGGTAATTCGAACCCCGATCTTTTTGCAGATTCAACCTGACATAGGGGGTTCCGCTTCCTAGTCCAGACCTTGGAGGCGGCCATGCCGACGCAACGTGAAATCGCTGATCACCTGGACATGAGTGAGCGCAATGCCCGCGATGTACTGAAGGGAATCGGCATCAGCGATTGGCAGTCGGCCAGCCTGGATGAGATCCGGATTGCTTACATCCGCGACTTGCGTGCGAAAGCAGCTGGGCGCGGAGGCAGCCAACTGGAAGAACTGAATGCGGTGCGGATCGATGAGGGCCGGGTCAAGGCTGCCAATGGCCGGCTGCTGTATCACGAAAAATTGCGGTCGCTGATCCCTAGCATGGAAGCGGAACGCGTGCTGGCCGATTGGGCCGGCTTTGCCAACCGGGAGTATCTGGGCGGCGTCGAACGACTTATTCAGGAAATCGAGAACGTGCAGAAACTCACGGTAGATCGATCTGTGGTGGCCAAAGTTGCTGGACCTACAACCGAGCGAATTGCAGGCTACGCGCGAAAACTTGGCGCGGAGCTTGTTGGCAGCAGCGGGGAAATTCAACCCGCCGCGTGACGTGCCGACAGCGGAGTATTTGAGCACCAAGTTTTACCTGCCTGCTGAAAGCGGGGTGCTGCATGGTCTCTACGACTTCCATTACACGCCGTATTTCCTCGGTGTCGCCGCCGCGCTGGACGATCCTCGTGTCAGTGAAGTGGACCTGATGAAGGCCGCGCAGATCGGCTGGACCTGGTTCCTGATCGGCTACCTGTTCAAGTTCGTCCAGTTCCTGCCTCGGCCAATCATGATCCTGTTCGCCAAGGAGAAGGACGGGAAAAACTTCCACGACGAAAAGCTCAAACACGGGGTGACCGCGAACACTGAGATCAACAAGTTGATGCCGGTCGATACCAGCCGGACCTCCGGCAACCGCTGGGACCACAAAAGCTTCCCCGGTGGCTTCCTCAAGCTGGTGGCGTCGAACTCGCCTGGCAACGTCAAGTCGACTTCGTCGGTTGGGCTGTCGGTGGTTGAGGAGCCCGACGATACCAGCGACGACGTGAAGGGGCAGGGTGATGCGATCGCCTTGCTCGAAGAGCGCGGAAAACGTTACCCAGGCTCGAAGATGTTGGTCGGCGGAACACCCGCGATCAAGGGCGCGAGCAAGACCGAAGCGCGGTTGGCGCAGACAGATTGCCGGGTATTGCCGATCATCTGTCATACCTGCAGTCAGGCCCATGTGCTGGACTTTGCGCACATCAAATACCTCGACATCGCCGAGGGGGTAGAACCACACGAAATCTATGGCCGTGCGGATCCCGGGACTGCCGGTTATGCCTGTCCGCATTGCGGGGAAATTTGGGACGACTACCAGCGCAAAGAGAACATCCGCAACACGGTGTTCAACGCGGTCGAGGCAGGTGATCCGTACTGCGGTTGGGTACCGACCAAACCCTTTGCCGGTCGTGCCGGCTTCATTGAGCTGAACGAACTTTATGCCTGCCTGCCCGGTACCAGCCTGGCGGACATTGTGCGCGAGCAACTCAACGCCGAGCACCAGGCAGCAATGGGCAACCTGTCGCTGCTGATCAAGTTCGTCAACCAGAAACAGGGGCGCGCCTACGAGTACAAATCGGATCTGCCCGAAGCCGACAAACTGGCGGAGCGGGCTGAAGACTATCCCGAGCTGTTTGTTCCCATGGGCGGGCTGGTCCTGACTGCCGGCGTCGACGTTCAGCATGACCGGCTGGCAATCATCATCCGTGCATGGGGCCGAGGCGAGGAGTCTTGGTTGGTCTATTGGGGTGAGATTCACGGTCAAGTGGTGTTGCCGGACCAGGGCGTCTGGCTTGACCTGGAGAAGCTGTTGTTTGCTCCGATTGCCCACGCCTGCGGCGCCAAGCTGAAGGTGCTGGCCGTTTCGTTGGACACCTCCGATGGCACCACCACCCAGGATGCGGCGTATGCGTTTTGCCGTAAACATCAGCAACGTGGAGTGATGGCGATCAAGGGGGCGAGTGAACGAGGCAACACCCGTGACGATGAGCGCAAGGAAATTTTCAGCGCGCCTCGGCAGGGCGTGGATACCGACAAAGAACAAAAGGCCTCGAAGTATGGCCTCCGCCCTTACATCGTCGGCACGTCACGGGCCAAGGATCTGTGGATCGAAGGTCGGCTGCCGCTGACCGGCGATGGCCCTGGTCGGATGCATTTCTACAAGACGGTGCGGCCGGATTACTTCCGGCAGATCACCGCCGAAGTGAAGGCACCCAGCCGGCGACATCACTACCGCAAGGTCTGGCAGAAAAAGGCCGGTGAGCCGAACGAAGGGACGGACTGCGAAACCTATGCGCTGCATGCGGCCCGGTCGTTGAAAACTCACCTGCTGAATGAACACGACTGGGCGGCGTTAGATGCGCAGATCCGGCAGGGCGGTTTGTTTGATTCGCCACCACCGGAGCCTGACGCCGAGCCGGAGCCAGTGCCCGCAATGGCGCCGGAAAATCTGGCACCCACACCACCCGCTGAACCCAACGAGCTCCCGCCTTCTGGCGGGAGAGTTGTTTCTGGGCGCCGCAGCGCAATGCGCGTGCTCTCCCAACGCAGGAATTAGACATGGCCATCACACTGGAACAAGCGCAGAACCAGCTGCAGGCCTGGCTCGACGCGAGCATCAAGGTCAGCCAGAAACAGAGCTACCGCATCGGCACCCGCCAGCTCAATTATGCCGACGCGGCAGAGATCACCCGAATGATCGACTACTGGCAGGGGCAGGTTGATCGCCTGGCCAGTGGCCGGCCTCGCGGCATTGTCCTGCGTGGGATCACACCGTTATGAGTCGCGCGCCGAAGGTACCTGAGCCCACATTGTTGGATCGGGCCATCAGTTGGCTCAGTCCCGAAAGCGGCGCCAAACGAATGCAGGCGCGCATGACCATGACGGCGCTGGGTGGTTACAGCGGTGCCTCCAAACGCAAGCGCTCACTCAGTGCCTGGAATGCGTCGGCGGGTAGTGCTGCGGCAGATCTGCTGCCGGATCTGCCGACGCTGCGGGAGCGCTGCCGCGACCTGGAACGCAATAACCCCATCGGTGGCGGTGCGATCAATACGGTCACCACCAAGACAGTCGGTACCGGCCTAGCACTCAAGTCGGTGGTCAATCGACAGATCCTCGGTTGGGATGAGGACACCGCGCGTGAATGGCAGCGCAACACTGAGTCGTTATTTAAGTCGTGGGCGGAAACCACTGAGTGCGACATCACCCGCGAACAAAATTTCTACGGGCTTCAGGATCTGGCCTGGCGGTCGGTGCTGAGCAGCGGGGACGTGTTTCCATTGCTCACACACAAGGAGCGGCCGGGCCAGCACTATTCGGCCTGTATCCAGTTGATCGAGGCCGACCGGATCTGCAATCCGCAGGGCAAGGCGGACACGGAAACACTCACTGCCGGCATCGAGCGTGACGCTGACGGGGAGCCGATCAAGGCGCACATCCTGCGCAGCCACCCCGGCGCACTGGGCGTGAAAGAACGGGTGTGGGATGAGCGACCGTTCTTCAATGAACGGGGCGGACGGGCGCTGCTGCATCTGTACCGGCGTCGACGTGTGGGCCAACCACGGGGAGTGCCGTACCTGACTCCGGTGATCGAGAAGCTCAAACAACTCGATCGCTACACCGACGCGGAGCTGGAAGCCGCCGTGGTGTCGGCGTTCTTTGCGGTGTTTATCAAGCCTGGGAACGGCGGTCAGCTCAGCCCACTGGCCTCGGCCGCGACCGGTAATACTCCGGTGGGTGGTGATAGTCCAGCCGGTCGCGAGTCGGGTGGGTGGGACGGCTCGCTCAGCGGCGGCATTGTTGCCGAGCTGGACGATGGCGCCTCGATCGACACCGCCTCACCGGGACGGCCTAACCTGGCCTTCGACCCGTTCGTGTTGGCCATGCTGCGGCAAATCGGTATGGCGCTGGAGCTGCCGTATGAGGTGCTGATCAAGCACTTTACCGCCAGTTACACCGCCGCCCGTGCGGCGGTGATGGAGGCCTGGCAGTTCATCCGTGGTTGTCGTGACTTCCTCGGCACCGGGTTCTGTCAGCCGGTGTACGAGCACTGGCTGGAGGAAGCGGTCGCTCAGGGGGATGTCGATGCCCCCGGATTTTTCGACCACCCGTTGCTGCGCTATGCCTACTGCGGCTCGTTGTGGGTGGGTGATGGTCCGGGCACGGTTGACCCATTGAAGGACATCAACGCGGCCAAGGGGCGTGTCGATCTCGGCGTCAGCACCCTGGCCAAGGAATCCATGCTTTACGACGGCAGCGACTGGGAAGAAAACCACGAACAGCGCGCACTGGAAGTGAGGCGCCGCATGGAGGACGGCCTCTCAGCAACGCCGGCCTCACAGCCTGAAGATCAACTGCCGCAAAACCCCGATTTACCTGAACGGACCTGACCATGACCGATAAACCAACCGACGCACCCCCCGTGCATCGGGTGACGGCGTTCGACCTGGTGTCGCGTGAACCCTGGGCCATCACCCCGGACATGCTCAACACCATCGCCGCCATCGCCCGGCGTGAACATGAAGGCCCCGAAGCCGTGGAGGCTCGCCAAGGCCGCCCCCTGCAGAACAGCCGCACGGTCACCCAGCGCGGCAACGTGGCGTTGGTGCCGGTCACTGGTCCGGTCTTTCGCTACGCGAACCTGTTCACCGCCTTGTCCGGTGCGACCTCGTTGGACGTACTGGCGAAGGACTTCACTACGGCGGTGGATGATCCACGTACCGAAAGCATCATTCTGGTGATGGATACCCCGGGCGGGCAAGCCAACGGTATTGCCGAGTTCGCGCAGATGATTCGCGCCTCCCCCAAACGGGTGGTTGCTTATGTGTCGGGCAATGCCGCCAGTGCGGGCTATTGGATGGCATCGGCGGCGCACGAAATCGTCATGAGCCGCACCGGTGGCGTCGGCTCCATCGGCGCCGTGCTCAACATCCGGGCCAACAAAGATGACGGCAGCCTGGAGATTGTCAGCAGCCAGAGCCCCAACAAGCGTCCGGACTTTACGACCGAACAGGGCCGGGCGGTCGTGCAAAGCCATGTCGATCGCTTGGCCGGCATCTTCATCGAAGACGTTGCGAGCTATCGCGGCGTGACCGTCGACGACGTCCTCACCGATTTTGGTCAGGGCGACATGCGGATTGGCTCTGACGCCGTGGCGTTGGGCATGGCCGACCGCGAATCAACCTTGGAAAACCTGATTGCCGAACTCAATGGCAGCACATTTGGAGATCGTTCCATGAGCACCACAACCACCAGCAAGCCCAACGACAGCGACAAGCCGCCGGTCATCGACCGCAACTACTTGGCCACCCACCATGCCGAGCTGCTCGCAACGTTGGAGCACGATGCGCATGCGGCCGGTGCACGCGCCGAGTGCGATCGCATCAAGGGCGTCGAAGCCGCCGCGTTGCCAGGCCATGAAGAGCTGATTGCCAGTCTCAAGTTCGACGGCGTGACCAGTGGCCCTGAGGCTTCCGCCCAGGTAATCGCAGCGGAGCGGGCCAAGCGCACAAATGCCTTGGCCACGCTGCGCAGCGATGCCCCGCCACCTGTGCCGAATGCCCCTGCACCCGCACCGGAACCGGCGGCAAAAACCACTGAGGATCCGGATGCGCCGCTGGAAGATCGCGCCAAGGCGACCTGGGACAGTGACAAGGAAGTGCGGGCCGAATTCGGCACCTTCGAGGCCTATCACGGTTATCGCCGGGCTGAGGACAAAGGCCTGATCAAGGTCTTGAAAAAGTAACTCGCATTTAACCCTCAACCCTCGGCTCTGGAGAACACCCATGCCTCTTACCCTCGACACCCCGCGCTCTAACGAGATCGGGGATATCAATGAATTGCCCGTTGCTGCAGCCGTGCAGATCTTTGAAGGCTCAGCGGTCGGTATCAACTCGGCGAACGGTATGGCCCGGCCGCTGGCCGCCGGTGACCTGTTCGTTGGCTTCGCTGATCGCAATGCCGACAACCGTCTTGGCGGTGCTGGGGCGTTGCGTGTGCGGCTGCGCGAAGCCGGCAAGATCGAGGTGCCTATTGCGGCCCTCGCAGTAACCGATATCGGCAAGCTGGTTTATGCCAGTGACAGCGGCACCTTTTCCCTTTCTGCCGTCGGCAACAGTTTGATCGGCCATATACACCGCTTTGTCAGCGGTGGTGTGGGTGTCGTCAAGTATGCCGCCCAGGCTATCCCGGCCGCGTAATCACGCGCCCATCCGCCACCTTCATCAGGAGAATCACCCATGGGTGCTGAAGTACTTTCCAGCCGTGCCGTCATCGGTACGTTTTACGAACTGCTCGAGCAGAACACCGGGGCCAGCTGGATCGACGTCTTGTCGAACCTGTTCGACTCCGACCAGGCCAAGGAAACCTATCCGTGGATCGGCAGTGTGCCGACCTTGCGTGAGTGGATCGGTGGCCGGCATGCCAAAGGGTTCATCTCTGCCGACCTCGAAATCGAAAACCTGCACTTCGAAGCGACCATCGAAGTACTGGTCAAAGAGTTGCGTCGCGATAAAACCGGGCAGCTGCGCATCCGCCTCGGTGAACTGGCCGACCGCACCAACTCGCACTGGGCGCGCTTGTTGTCGGCGCTGATTCTCAATGGTGAAAGCCAGGTCTGCTACGACGGCCAGTACTTCTTCGATACCGATCATGAGGAAGGTAAAAGCGGGGTGCAGTCGAACAAGATCACCACCGACATCAGCGAGCTGAGCGCCACATTGCATGGCACGCCAAGTCGCCCTAGCCCTGAAGAGTTCCAACAGGCGGTCGCCAAATCGATCACCCAACTGACCAGTCTGAAGGACGATCAGGGCGAGCCGATCAACGAACTGGCGCGTGAGTTCCTGGTGATGGTGCCGTTCAGCCTGCTGAGTGTGGCGCAGTCCGCGCTGACCGTGCCGCGCGGTACCAACATCAGCGAAGTCGTTATGCCGGACAACGTCACGGTCCGTGTCATCGGCAACGTGCGCCTCAATGCCTGGACCGACAAGTTCGTCACCTTCCGCACCGATGGCCGCCTGAAAGCGTTCATTCGTCAGCAGGAAACGGACGTGGTGATGAAGGCCAAGGCCGAGGGCTCGGAGTTCGAGTTTGACAACGATGCTCACCAATACGGCGTCGATACCTGGCGCAACGTTGGGTTCGGCCGCTGGCAGTACGGCGTCCTGAACCAACTGGTGTAAGCCCTCAGGCTTAAATCTCACAGAGGACAACACCATGCCGAAATACCGTGTGGATCAGCCCATCACCTTGTATGGAGGGGAACTGATCCTGACCGATGCACAGGCCAGTGCGCGAGCGCACAGCCTGGAGCAGGTCAAAAAAGGCCGCTACACCATTGTGCAACCGGTGCAGTTCAAGATCGGGGAGGAAATCGTGATCCCCGGCGAACCGGACAAGGCGCTGGCGCAGCGGGTCACTCGGATCGAACGAAAAGCCGGAGACAGCCATGGCGAATAAATCCTACACCGTGCTGTCGGGCTCATTTCGTGACCACAACAACAAAGTGATTGGCGTCGGCGGCACCGTAGTTTTGCCAGATGACGTAGCGGTTCGCTTCCGTAACCAGTTGCTGGAGTTGAAACAGGACTCGGCGCCGGTTGCGCCCACTGCGCCGGCCAAGTCCAGCGGAGCGGCCAAGGAGGGCCGTGATGTTTGATGAAGACCTCTCAGGTTTCCTCGAGGATTTCGATGCCGGTGGCCTAGTCGATGACCAGCCGTTTCTGGCCGTTCGGGATATGCCGGACGAGATTCGGGCCATGGCCGGTATCAATAGCCAGTCCACCTATTACGAGATCCTGGTCATCACTGCCGAGGCCAAGCGCCTGGCCATCGACAACGGAAAATTGATTAAGGTCGGCGGCGTTGCTTTCCGGGTGCGCGACCGACTGATGATCGATGACGGGGCGTTCAGTCTCGTTTCACTCACCGAGATTTAAACATGCCTTCGATTCAGGAACGCATCGTCCAGCGGGCGCAGGCGCTGATTCTGGCCGCCGGTACGTTGGCCGAAGATCGGGTGTTTCGCAGCCGCGCTGAGGCTTTCACGCGCAAGCAGACCCCGGCGATCGTGATCCGCCCGGATCTAGAAACCACCGAGCGGGAGGGTCACACGGTGGATCGCAACCAGTTCGAGCTCTCGGTGGAAATCCTCGCCCGTGAAGACACCGTGACTCAGGCCCCTTGGGATCAGGTCGCTGACCTGGTCAAGGTCGCCGTGCATGCGGTGTTGATGGGGGAGGATGCGTTTCCCGAAGCCGATCGCGTGCAGCGCTTTTACATCGACTGGATTGAAGAGGAGGGCGACAACACCGCAGGCAACTGCATGGTGCGCTACCGCTTCACCTACCTGTGCCATGCCGGCGATCTGACGTCCGGTCCTACTTTCTACTGAGGAACACAACCATGCAAATCGCATTCGGCAGCGGGCTGTTTTATGCCACCCCGCTGATGGACGCCTTCGGTAATTCTATCTCTGCACCGACACCGATCCTGCTGGGCATCATGCAGGAAGCATCGGTCGACCTGTCCTTCGATTCCAAAGAGCTGTTTGGCAGCGAGCAGTTCGCAGTCGACGCTGCACGCGGCTAAGGCAAGCTTACCGGCAAGGCCAAATCGGCACAGATCAGCTTGCTGCAGTGGAACCAACTGGTATTCGGCCAGACGCTGACGACTGGCCAGGTACTGGTCCATCACGCCACGACCCCGACGGATATCCCGGTTGGTGCCAAGATCATCGTGCCCCCACCCGCTGGTGGCTCGCTCTCGGGTGATCTGGGGGTGCGTGGCGCGGGCGCGGTGCCTTTTGTGCGCGTGCTGAGTGCGCCGACCGCTGGCCAGTACACCTTTGATGTGGCGACCGGCACCTACGGTTTCGCTGCGGCTGATGTGGCCACACCGGTGTTCATCGACTATCGCTACACCGTGCAGACCGGCAAGAGCCTCTCAGTGCGTAATTTACCGATGGGTGACATGCCGGTTTTCCAGGGTGAGTTGATCCTGAAGTACAAGGGCAAAAGCATCTATGTCCGGGTACCCAATTTCGTCAGCAACAAGCTGGGCATCGCTACCAAGCAGGATGATTACACCATTCCGGACTTTGAGTTCACCGGCTATGCCGATGAGTTCGGTGAGGTGTGCTACTGGAGTGCGAACGAATGAGCACCGTAAACATCCCCGGCATCAGCTACCCGTTCCCGGGTAAGTCGTTGGTGATTCCGCCGCTGTCGTTGGGTGACTTGGAGCAGTTGCTGGATCGGATCAATGCGATCGTCGCCGGTGGCATGGACCGGAGCAGCATTGCGACGGTGATCGACGCCACCCACTCGGCGCTACGCCGCAATTACCCGGACATGCTCCGTGAGGAGGTGGCGGGGTTGCTGGACCTGCGCAACATGCGCGACGTACTTAACGCCGTGATGAGTGCCTCCGGCATGGAGGCGCAGCCGGTGAACGAACAGGGGGAAGTCCTGGCCCCTTCGACTGGGGCCAACTCTACGCTCACCTGATTGCCAGTACTGGTCAAAGTCCTGCCACGCTGCGGCGTGAGTGGGACATGACGATGGTGGGGCACATGACCGACTACTGGCGTCACCATCCGCCGGTTCATGTGCTCGTCGCCGGCTACATGGGGTACAAACAGGAAACGCATGTAACTGATGCGCCTGATCTTGCGACCAACCTCGCCGCGTTGGCTGAAGACTTACGGGACGAATTGCCAGTGCATCTACGTGGCGCGCTGGAAGCCTTTACTACGAAGAGATGAACCTTACAATGAGAGGGGTTTGTATCGACTCCTCTCATTGTCAAAGAATTTGACGGAGCCTCTATTTCAAAGAAAGCTTGTAGGTTGGGGAATAAAGAGTTGCCGACTCTACTTGGACTGACCCATCAGGAAGTTTTTTTGCTTCTAACGATAACCTGACTAAGGCGTATTTCATGTCGCCATAATAGTAGTTTTCAATTCCATATTGACCAGACCATTTACCATTAGGTTTTTCTTTTAATATGAAATAGGTTGGTGGGCGGTCTGGGAATTCTCTGTCTTCTCTCCAGAACGATAAGACTGGCGCTTCTGCTGAGCCTGATAAGAGCAGGCGATAATGCGGCTTGCTGTCTATGGCATCTTTGCCTAAGTCGGGGCTTCGTGGGTCACTGGCTTCGTTTAGGCTTAACTTAAACCTATTTTCGTAGATTCCGTCTTCTGTTTTTTTGGTTATGGATCTAACTTCGCCTTTGTGCCCAAACCACGGGCGATAAAGTTCTGCGGAAATGTATGATAAACATAGGTTTGGATTTTTAATTGTTACTTTAAGGTTGTCAGGAGATGCGGGGGAAGAACTTACATTTACTTTTGCTATCGCTACTCCGAAAGTGGATGCCAATTTACTTGCATCAACGTCCATGCCTCCAGTGGTTTTGCTCTTAGTTTCAAAAGTGTATTCAGAAAGCATTATGCACTTATAGACGAACTCTTTTTCAAGAGGGGCGCCTCTTGAAAAATTTTTAATCTTCGCGATTGACCATCCTTTAGAAATACTTACATCTGATGTGGTGCTCTCGATACCTGCATTTGCGGTGATTTGTTTAAATGATACTTCAGCCCCGGTTTTAAAGTTTGAGTATGCTTCTGAAGTAACGTCTGAGAATGAAGGCGATGTGGAAATTATGTCGTCTGTAATTTCGAACCCATCTCCTCCAAGTGTTACATTTTTATTGTTTGATATTTCTTCAATGTATTTGCCTAGTGCGTTTTCTTCTGGCGGGTTGAGAGTTCTCCAGCCTATCTCAGTCGAGTCTGGTAGTTTTGTGCTGCAACCCAGTATCGAGGAAGCAGCTACTACAATCGAAGTGGAACGCATTAGATTCATGGAGTGTCCCTACGTTGGTGTTGGCTTTTATGGGGGCGGGATGAAGATATGGCAATTTTTATTTTTGTTATCAAAAAATCTAGCAGAGGAATTTCATGGTCGCCATGTAAGGACCGAAAAATTTTAACTTGTATGAAAAATTGACTATGGGGTCGAAAATTAAATTTCTTTCCTGTTAAAGAAAGTTGAATGTTTTTTAATCAGTTTTCTCTGCTTAGCTCAGTTTTTTTGTGGACTGAATTGATATTGCTTATTTGTCAATTTTGCATTAGCAGATTTTTAATCTGCTACTGAGGTGTTAATGGATAGAAGTATCGCGTACCAGTTCACTGCGGGCACCCAGGGTTTTGATCGGGCGGTGGATAGCATTGAGCGCAACATGCGTGACGCTCGAAGTACCTTCAATCGCGAGCTGAAGGCCATCAACACCGACATGGTCGGCAGTCAGGTGCAGATCAGCCGTCTGGGTATTGCTGCCAATGATGCTTTCGCCTGGGTGGGTTCCAAACTCAAGGGTGACCTGTTGGCCTTGGGCGCTTCGATGGCAGCGGTGTTTTCGGCCGTCGCGATCAAGGATTTTGTGGCTGATAGCAAAGCGGCCGCAATCCAGCAGGAGGCCGCCTATCGAGGTTTGGAGGCTGTGGCCAACCATGCGGGTGTCGGCATCGGCCGGGCTATGCAGGAGGCGCAGAAGTTGTCCGCTGATGGTCTACTCAGCGTAGGGGATGCCGCGAAAGCCCTGCAAAACCTACTGAGCCGTGGGTACAACCTGGACCAGTCGATCGCGGTGATCAATCGCTTGAAGGACGCGGCAGCTTTCAACCGGCAGGCCAATCTCGGTTTGTCCGAAGCGGTGTTGACAGCCACCGAAGGTCTGAAGAACGAAAACTCGGTGCTGGTCGACAACGCTGGCGTGACAAAAAACGTCGCCAAGATGTGGGACGAGTACGCCAAAAGCATCGGCACCACGCGCGACAAATTAACCGAATCGCAGAAGGTCCAGGCTGAATACACCGGCATCCTCAAGGAAACCGAAGCTCAGGTCGGCAATGCGGACAAAGCGGCGAAGGGGCTCACCGGTAGCCAGGCTGAACTGGACGCCAAAAGCAACGAGCTGAAGGTCACCGTCGGTACCATCCTTGAACCCGCGTTCATCAGTCTGAACAAAACCTTGGCCGAGACCGCGAGCTGGTTCAACGGCCTGCTCAAGAGCATGACCGGTGTAGGGGTAACGGTCGACGAGGTCAGAGGCAACATCGCTCGCCTTGAAGCCTCTTTGGCGAACCTCAAGGAGGGTCCGCGTGGTGGTGGCGCCAGGGGACCGCTGGAAGGCACACTGCAAGAGCAGCGTTTGCTCTTGGAGCAGCTGCAGTTGTCATCGGACAAGATCGACGAAGTCGACGCGGGCATGAAGACGCGCCTGGCGCGCATTGAAGAGCAGCGGCGCAAAGTTGCCGCGATGGCCGCGACAGGTGATACCGCCTTATCCACCAAGCAGCAGGCGCAGTTGCGTCCCACGGCCTATGGTCTTGAAGTCAGCCGCCTGACCAAGCTGGAAGAGTCGTATGCCGCCGCCATTGAGCGGCGTAAGGAACTGCAAAAGGGGACCGAACCACCGGTCAAGCCCGAGCCCGAAGTCAGCGGTGGCGGTGCCATCAAGTCCCGGGTGAGTCAGTGGGCCGAGGTGTTGGATGCGCAGAAGGTCGCCCATGCTCAGCAGCAGGCGGAGCAAGGTACCTACTACCAGTTTTCGCTTCAGCAAGAAGTCGAATACTGGCAAGGGATTCTCAAACGCGCCGATCTGAGTGCGTCCGAACGTCTTGGCGTTCAGCGTAACTACCTGGCTGCACTGACGGCCATGCGGCGGCAGGACGAAGGTAAGGCGTTCGCGGATCTACAGGCTCAGGCGCAGCAGTATCGCAACAACATGGATGCGCGTTTGCAGATTGCCCAGCAAGCGTTGGCGCGCAGCCGGCAGCTGTACGGCCAGGACAGTCAGGAGTATCGCCAGGCCGCGGCAGAAGTGGTCGCGATCGAGCGGGAGAAACAACAGCAGATCGCGACGATGAAACAGCAACAACTGGCCGCCGATCAGCAAACCCGCTTGGGCAATATCGCCCATGCCGAACAGATGGCTCAGCTTGACCTGCAAGCCAACCTGATCACCCAAGGTCAATTGCTCCAGGCTCAGGCCGAATTCGAGCAGCAGCGTTACGCCATTGAGGCGGCGGCGTTACAGCAGCGAAAAGCCTTGCTTGATCAAGACCCGGACCGCAACCCCGTTGCCCTGCAGCAGGTTCAGCAACAGATCCTGGCGCTGGAACAGACCCACCGCAACAGCATGGCCGTTATCGGTCGGCAGCAAACCCTGGAGTCACAGAGCAACTGGTCCGGCATGCTCGGCGGCATTCAGTCGAGTTGGAGCAGTGGCCTCAACGGCATCCTGACCGGGACGATGAGCACTCAAGGATTGCTGCAGGGCATCTTCGGCAGCATTGGCACTGCGTTCATCGAGAACATGGTGACCAGGCCGTTGATGGCCTGGATGTTCGGGGAAACCGCTAAGACTGGTGCGACGGTGGCCGGCGTCGGTGTGCGTACCGCCGCCGAGGCGGGTGGTGCGGCCATGTCCGTAGCGATCTGGGGTGCAGCCACGATCAAGAACATCATCGCCAGTGCCTGGCAAGCGATGGCGGGTGCCTTCGCGGCCATGTCGGCGATTCCCATCATCGGTCCCGTGCTGGGTGTCGCTGCCGCAGCGGCGGCTGGTGCCTTCGTGTTTGGCCTGGTGAAAAACGTGGCGTCGGCCGAAGGCGGTTACGACATTCCGGCGGGTACCAACCCGATGACCCAGCTTCACGAACAGGAAATGGTTCTGCCCAAGCAGTACGCCAACGTCATCCGCCAGGCGGCGAATGGCGACGGGCAACTGGGTGGCGGTGGCACGTACCACTACAACGATTACAGCGGCCGGATGACGCCGGCAGACATCCGGCGCAATGCCCGGGCGTTTGCCGAAGAAATGCAAAAAATGCGGCGCAACGGTGCCATCAAGGCATAGGGGGAAATCATGCCATTAGGTCCGTTCTGGCCAGCACGCTGGATAGCCAGTTATCCAGATGTGGGTGAGGTGATCGATGGGGTGTTGCCGCGCCTGCCGGGGCAAACACTGTTGTCGAAAAAGGCACCGGAGTGGAGCACGGGGGTGCAAAAGGCGGCCAGCGGCCGGCGGCGCACTACCGCGTATTACTCGGCGCCCTTGTGGTCGTTTCAGATCAGCTACAACGCGGTGCGCAAACGGCCGAGTCTGGATGAGTGGACGCGGTTGATGGACTTCTTCAACAGCCGCAAAGGCCAGTTCGGCGAGTTCCTGTACTTCGATCGCTCCGACCACCTGGTGAAACTTCAGCGGTTCGGTACCGGCGACGGCACCACCGTCACCTTTCAGCTTTCCCGTGCCATCGGCAGTTGGGTCGAGCCGGTGTATGGCGTCGTCAACATTGATGCGCTGACGGTCGGTGGAGCACCGGTTTCGAGCTACAACGTGGACGAGCTGGGGCGCATCACTTTTGCCGTGCCACCCCCCAACGGGGCGTCACTGGTGTGGAGCGGCGCGTTCTATTTCCGCTGTGCCTTCGAAGCCGACTCGCTGGATGGCACCCAGCCGTTCCGGACGATTTGGGAAATGAAGAACATCGCCTTTACGAGTATCAAACCATGATCGATGCCAGCCCAGAGTTGAAGCAATTCCTGACCACGGCGCGTAGCTTCGTGATGGCCGACCTGTACACGATTGCCTTGGCCAGCGGCCAGGTGCTGCGCTACACCGATGCCGGCCTGCAGATTTACCACGCCGGACAGAACTACTCGGCCAGCGGCCCGCTGATCAAGCGCACTGGCGTGCGTGCGGTGCGCGGCATCGAGGTGGATACCCTGAACGTCACCTTCACCGCCGGACTGAACGACACGGTGTTGGGGGAGTCGGTGCTGCCCTTCATTGCCGGCGGCGGCTTCGATGGCGCGACGTTGATTCTGGCCCGGGCCTTCATGGCGGATTGGGGCCAGCCGGTGATTGGAGCGGTGACGCGCTTCATCGGCCGGGTCGCCGAGGTCGATCCCGTCGATCGTGAGCAGGCAACGGTGACGGTCAAGTCGCCGATGGAGTTGCTGGATACCAAAGTCCCTCGGGGCGTGTATCAGCCGTCGTGTTTGCGCACGGTGTACAGCGCCGATTGCGGGGTGAATCGGGCGTTGTTCCAGACAGCCGGCACCGTCCAGGCCGGCGGTAATACCGCCTTGCGGATCAACTCCAACGTGATGGCGGAGCAGGGCTGGTTCGACCAGGGCGTGATTCGCTTCGTCAACGGGGCGAACGCCGGTGTGGCCCGCACGGTGCGCCGGCAGACTGGAGACGGGGCGGTCACGATGATCCTCGGCGTGCCCGCGGTGCCCGTCCCTGGTGACCAGTTCCTGATTTATCCGGGCTGCCCGCGCACGCTGGATGCCTGCACCCATAAGTTTGGCAACCGCGCACGTTATCGCGGCATGCCCTTCATCCCGGTCGCGGAGACGTCCATATGAATGCGCTTGAAGCTCAACAGCGGGCGGCAGTGGTGGCCGAGGCCGAACGCTGGCTGTGCACGCCGTACCAGCACCGTCAGCACTTGCTGGGTGTTGGGGTCGACTGTGCCTGGCTGCTGATTGAAGTCTACAACGCGGTCGGGTTGATGCCCTTGATTGACCCCGGACCCTATGCCCAGGACTGGCACCTGCATCGCAGCGAGGAACGCTACCTGGACTGGCTCGACCGGTACGGCCACCCGGTGGAGACACCACAACGCGGCGACATGGCGGTGTGGCGTTTCGGCCGCACCTACAGCCACGGCGCGGTGGTGATCGATGAGCACCGGGTCATCCATGCCTACCGCGATATCGGCGTGGAATACGCGGACATGCGCGAAGAACGGCTGGCCAGCCAGCAGGTGCGTTATTACACACTCAATCTATATGGAGTCAGCGATGGGGGGCAGCAGTAGCACCATTTCCACCAGCGCCACGCGCATCAATGCGCTGCAAGTGCAGAGCAGTGCCAGCGGCAAGCCGATCGCCTGGATCGCCGGCCGAAATCGCATCAGTCCCAACCTGATTTACTACACCGACTTCGAAGCCGTGGCGAAGACCACGAAGAAGAAATCGGGCGGCAAGGGCGGCGGCGGGGCGACCCAGAAAGACACCACCTACACCTACTACGCGGCGCTGATCCTTGCGATCGGTCGTGGAACGTTGGGTGCGGTTCACCGCGTTTTTCGTGACAAGGAAGTGTTTACTGAAACGGTCATCAATGGGGTGACACAGTCGGCCTTGGCTCAGGCGGGTTTCAGCTTTGCCCGAGGTGACCGGGACCAACCGGTGTGGGGCTTTCTTCAAACCAAGCATCCCGCCGAGGCCATCGCCTACGCGGACACGGCCTATGTGTATGCCGGTCGGTACCTGCTCAACGACAGCGCCGGGGTGCAGAACCACACGTTCGAGGTGGACGGTCCCTATCAAGTGCCGGGGTTGCCGGACGCCAATCCCGGGGAGTTCTTGCCAGGGTTACTGCTCGATCCTTTGGACGGCATTGGATTCCACCCATGGTGGGTTGCCGACCTGAGCAATTATCGCAATTACTGTTTGGCCGAAAACCTGTTGTTGAGCCCGGTGCTCGATGAGCAGTCACCGGCCAGTGAAGCGATCGCTCGCTGGCTGCAACTGACCAACAGTGAATTGGTCTGGTCGGCCGGTCAGCTCAAGGTCATTCCCTATGGCGATCAGGTCGTGACCGGCAACGGCGTGACCTGGTACCCGGATGTCACGCCAGTGGCCGATCTGACCGATGATGATTTTCTGGCCGAGGAAGGCGAGCCACCGGTCTCACTCAAGATCAAGAGCCAGGCCGACAGCTACAACGAAGTCTCGCTGGAGATCCTCGATCGCGCTCATGAGTACAACACTGACGTGGTGCGCGGCACTGATCAGGCGGCCATCGAGCAGTTCGGCTCGCGACCGATGGAGACAATCAAGGCCTATGAGATCTGCGATGTGGCGATCGGCGCGCATGCCGCGCAATTGCTGGTGCAGCGCAAGCTTTATGTGCGCAATGAATACCAGTTTTCCCTGGGCTGGCAGCATGTGCTGCTGGAGCCGATGGATCTGGTCACCATCACCGAACCAGGCTTAAACCTGCAGCAGCGCTTGGTCCGTTTGATCTCGGTCGAGGAGGACGAAGAGGGCAAGTTGGCGGTGGTCGCCGAGGATGCGTTGTTGGGTGTCGGCAGCGCGCCCAACTACCCGGTGCAAAGCAAGAGCGGCTTTCAGGGCAATCAGAACGCCGCACCCGGTCCGGTCCTGGCACCGATCATGTTCAACCCACCGGAAAGCCTGTTGCTCGCCGGTGAGTTGCAAGTGTGGGGCGCCGTGGCCGGTGCGAGCCCCAACTGGGGTGGCTGCGAGATCTGGATCAGTGCTGACGGTGACAGCTATCGGATGGCTGAAACCATCTATGGTCGGGCGCGTATGGGGCAGCTTTCCGCCGCCCTGGCCGCCGGCAGCGATCCGGACACGGTCCATACCTTGTCCGTGCAACTGGCGGTACCGGACGAACTGACGGCCGCGACTACCGCCGAGGCCGACAGCGGCGCCACCCTGTGCTGGGTGGACGGAGAACTGCTCAGCTATCGCGATGCCACGCTGACCGGCGTGGGGGCCTATCAGTTGGGCTACCTGCGACGCGGGCGGCTGAGCTCGGCGGTGGCCAGTCATCCAAGCGGAGCTCCGTTTGTGCGCCTGGACGACGCGGTCTGGAAATACAGCTATGCCCGGGATCAGATCGGCAGCACGGTGTGGGTCAAGTTTCGCTCCTTCAACGTGTATGGTCGGGCGTTGGAGGATCTGGCGGACGTCACGGCGTACAGCGTCACCTTGTCGCCCGCGCGGGTGGTACCGGCGCCGGCACAGAACCTGGCATTGGTCGGCACATTCGAAGCGCCGTATTTCACCGTCAGCTGGACGGCGGGAGCTCGGGCTGAGGATCGGCTGGTGCGGATTCGCAACGCAGGCAGCAATGCGCTGCTGCGTCAGGTGACGACCACCAGCACGGCCTTCACCTACCAACGCGCGGATGCGCTGGTCGATGGTGCGCTGATTCGCAGCTACCGCGTCGAGATCATCGAGCGCAACGCCGCTGGCAGCGCGCCGCTGGCCTCGCTGTTGGTCACCAACATGGCACCGGCGGCCGTGAGCGGGACAGTGGCCACCGTGAGCGGTACCACGGCTGATGTGAGTTGCGATGCAAGCAACGCGGCAGACGCTGCCGGCTACCTGTTTGTGTACTCAACGGTCGCCGATTTTGATCCGGCCATTGACGGAACGGTTGGCTACCAAGGCATGTCCCGAGCGGGGCAGATCACGGGCTTAACCGCCGGCACGACCTACTACCTTTGCGCCGCCGCTTACGACACCTGGAGCAGCACCCGCAGTCAGCTCAACTTTGCCCCGGCAATTACCTTCAACACTTGATAGAGACTCGATATGCAACCTATTCAATTCTTCGCCGCCAGGGCTGAGGACGGTGCTCTGCTGCCTGGTGCAACGATAAACGTGTACATCAGCGGTACCTCGACTCTGGCGCATTTGTACAGTGACGAGAACACGTATGTGCCGCTGGCGAATCCCGTGTATGCCGATGGCAATGCGGGAGTGTTCTTCTACACGAAAGAGCGAAAGATTGACGTTGCGATCAGTCGCGGTGGTTATGTGGCGCCTTTGTTGCGGGGGATTGTCACCACCGATCCCGGCGACGTGTTGAACGCGGCGGTCTCTGCTGCCGACCGTGCAGAGGCTGCCCGGGATGCGGCCCAGCTTTCGTCGGGGATCTACCCCAATACCTCAGCGGGCATCAGCAACACCGCATCCGGTCGCTATTTCAGCGTGCCAAGCCCTGAGTGGAGTCAATCGCTGATCCTGTACTTGAACAACGGCGGCGTGCCGCTTGAAATCAAGCGGTATCCCAGCAGCGCCATTCTGGACATTGCCCGGCGGAGTAACTACCAGCTGTCCGGGCGCACGACGAAGGTCGAGAAGGGGGCCTCGAGTCTGGATTTCACGGTGAGCTGGGGCCGGCTCTACTTCTTTACCGGCACGGGCAAGGCGCGGGCCAACGTTCAAGCTGTGACTGACCTGGTGGTGCCGGACGGTAAATGTGCTTATGTGGATCTGGCCGAGCCCTTGGTCGGCGGCGAGTACCTTGTGCATGTGTCGTCGCTCCCGCTGACGGCGATTGCTAACCCGCCAGGGTCCTACATCGAAGACAGCAAAATTATTCTGTTCACCTGCCTGAACGGCATCGTCGGTGGGGCGCTGTATCCCCAGTACCACTCCGTGGGTGATGGGGTGGTGTCGCGTGCGGCCTTGACCGGTTCGTTGCAGAACACCGTGGACCGGGCCGGCTGGCACGTGGTCGGCCGGGCCACCAAACTGCAGCGCAACGTGGGTACGCCAAGCACCTACGCGATCAGTTTTTCGGAACTGACGGTCACCGGTGGTTTGACCTTTGCGTCGAAAAAGGTCGCCCCCGTCAGTGGCCAGAATGTGCCGTTCGGCGAAGCGATCTATGTCGATCTCGACAGCGCACCCAATGAGAGCGGTCAGCTGGTTCCGCAAGTCACGACCGGTGGTTTTACGGCCGGGATGCTGGCCTCCGGTGCGTTCGTCACGGATCGCAAGGTGTATCTGCTCATCAACGGCACCTCCGGGCTTGGTGGCCCACTGGCCCGGCAGGAAGCCTCCGTTGATTCCATTGATCAAACGTTGAAGAACCGCACGGTGCGTGCGGCCTATCAGGTGATTGGCGACATTAGCCGGTTCCTTCTCAGCGGAACGGCGTGCGTCATGTCGTTCGGCGATCTTCGTGTTGCGCGGGGGGTGGGCAACACTACGCTGGTGATCGCGGGTCTTACGGATGTGGCGGTGCCCCAAGGCCAGGCGCTTTACGTCGATCTTGGCGCCGAGCTGGTCGGCGGGAAGTTGGTGGCCGAGGTCACCACCGCCGGCTATTCGAGTGTCGGCGGCAGCATCGCTTCCGGCGCATTCGTCGATGACAACAAGCTCTACCTGTTTATCAATGATTCGACCGGGTATGGCGGTGCGCTGGCCAATCGAAGGCCGCTGAACACGTACCTGGGCGAGGTCTGGCTGAAACAGGCGCCGATCAAAATCACCTTTGACCCGGCTACCCGAACGCTGGCCTGGGACAACTATTTGATTCTGCCCACTAACAGTGGGCAGGGGCGCATCAAGGTCGCCCCCGGCTCGTTTTCTTTCACTAGCACCGGCTTCAACGTTGCCTACCTTGACCTGTCGGCCACGGTAACGACCGGCGACACCCCGGCTACGGCAGTGAAGGGCGGGGTGTATTACGAGTCTCCCAGCCCTGACCGCTTTCGAGGCCTGCCCAATCAACTGCCGATGTTCTACTGGAACGGCGCTAACGACTTCGGGTCGCTCTGTGGTTTTCCGCGTGCATCCGAGCCGGGCGCGACGGTGGTTACGACGCTGGCGCCAGATGATGTCGTGGTCAAGGTCGGGGCGACTCTGGTCAGCACTTTTATCAAAGGCAGCAAGGCCACCTCGAAAAAGTACTTAGAGTTCACTCTGGGCTATGAGTACAAGCCGTTTGACCCTACCGGGGCGGATGCCTATGGCAATGCGGATTTGTGGCGGTTGAAGCACGCCTACGAGGCCGACTTGGACCCGGTGGCGATCTCGTTCGTCCGCTCGCGTTCGGGCAAGGCGCTGCTCAATGGTGGCGAGATTACTTGCGCGATCAAGGAGCAGGGTGCGCTGGACTACATCGGTGGCTTTCACGGCGATGAGGTCAAGAGCACGGCAATATTGCTGCTCGATGGCGTCGAAATCCCGATGGGCACGGTGGCGACCTACGTCGGCAAGAAGTTGCAGTATGTCCAGCGCTCGACGCTGTTCAAGTGCAACACCCAAACGGCGGTGGCCACAAGGTCGCAGAGCTTGGTGCTCAGTCATGAAAATGGCCACGCGAAGATCGACATGTCGCAAAAGGTCGTGTGGTCGCAATCGCTGGTGCTGGAGGCCGCAATGCTCACCATGCTGCCGATCAAGCGTCTACTGGATGACTCGACGGGTGAGGTGATTACCAATACCGCGCTGCGCTCGCCCTACGTTGGCAAAGAGGATGTGTCTGTCGAGGGCTTTCCGCAGGTAGCCACTTTGGGGTGGTTGCCTGATTCCCAGATTTGGGGGCCTACCGGGATCTCCGCGAGCGTTCAGATCTTGAAGCATCCTGGGTATGCCGATTGCGGTTTCTATGTGGCCAACGCGCCGTTCTACAACAAAGACTATTACAGCGTTGCCGGCAGCGCAGTCAGCACCATGGGCGGCGTCACGCACACGACTCAGCCCGGAGAAACCTGGAACGTGGACAGCGTCATCAAGATGACTACCAATCTCTGATCTAGCGCCAGACAGGGACGGAAATCCGTCCGGCAGTACCGTTTCGTAGAAGAGCCATGCCCGCCGAATGCGGGTTTTTTTTTCGCCTGGAGAAAAGTGATGACTACAACAGAGAGAGACCGCGACATCCTTGCACGCACGCTGTGGGGTGAGGCCCGTGGTGAAAGCCTCGCCGGCCAGATCGCGGTGGCCTGGACCATCCGCAACCGGGTGAACGATGGCAAGACCAAGTCGTGGTGGGGTGAGGGCTATGCCGGTGTGTGCCAAAAACCCTACCAGTTCAGTTGCTGGAACAGGAACGACCCGAACTTCGCTTACCTGAGTGGCGCGAATCAGATTCCTTTCCGCGAGTTTGCTCAGGCGCAGATCGCTGCCGACCAGGTGCTGGCGGGCAAGGTGTCAGATCCGACCGGTGGGGCGACCCATTACTACGCGACCACCATGCCAAAACCGCCTATGTGGATTAAGGGCGCCAAGCAGACGCTGAAGCTCGGGCACCACATTTTCTTCAAGGATGTGCCGTGAGCCCCACGGCACTGATGTTTGCGTATTACCAGGTCGCGCTGAAGACGCTGGCCTGAACCTTTCCCAACACCTGAGGCAACAAAATATGCAACTGATTAGTAATTGGAAAGATGCTTTGAAGATGTCCAGCGTTCAGACTGGCGGTGCGATTGCAGCGCTGGGTATTGCTGAGCAGATGCTACCTCAGCTGCAGGCGGTACTACCGCCTGCAGCCTACGGCGTGCTGGGCATTTTGGTGATGCTGGCACGGGTGATCTTGCAGCCCAAGCTGAGATAGTATGTTCGAGGGCAATAGAGTCTTCGTCGGAAGGATTGAACGGGGCGGGGCTAAGATCTTCTGACATCGCGCTTCCTCCTTACACAGGAAAAGCGTGGCCCAAGAGATGCTCCAACCGTAAAGGGTACGCAAAAAAAGCATGGGCGGGCTTAAAGGGGGCGAACAAAATTTCTTTCGGTCGCCTCCCAGATTGTTGCAGCTTCGATGAAAGCCTTCAGCGTTTCCTGAATGCAGTGGTATAGGGCTTCAGTTTTTCTGTCTAAAGTTTGTGCGAGCGATACTTCTTCTATCTTGTGCGAGTTGAGGTCTTCACCTCCGCCTAGCAGAAAAACCCCTCTGGAACTGACATTAAAGAAGCCCCCTGAGACAAACTCATAGTGGGCAATTCTATCGCGAACAGAGGGGGCCGCGCGGTCCTCTGAAAGAACGAATTTAAAAGCATCAAGATATTTTTCGTGAACCGTGCTAATAGCCTTGGCGACTTCTTGAGGTTTTTTACTTTCGAGGAATTTTGGAAGAGTCCTAAAGGAAGTGCACGCATTTTTGAAGTAGGCTGCGATGGCTCTAGCGAATTGATCCAGACATCTCCGATATGAAAGTACATATGCTTGATACTCAAAATCTAAAGTGGAAGGGCTGCCTACTCCAGTTTGCATCCTACCCATTATTTTAGGTAGGTCGTATTGTTTGAAAATATTAAGTATGTTGTTCTCGATGCTCTCAAGTTGTTTTTGATGGTAAAGAAGGCATGAAAATGAATACTTTACGTTACTTTGTATTCCGTTTACTAATAAGAGATACCAATGATTTTTTTTGGGGTCTCTTCTAAGTTCTGAAATGAATTCAGATGAATGCGCATAGATAAAAAATTCGTGAAAAGGGTCGTTGTATTTTCCCTCAAGCTCTCTGATGGAGGTGCTTTTTACGGCTTCAAAGCAAGCTTGATAGTCTGGGTTTGATTTGCATGCATCTACATCTTCAAGAAATTTCAGAAAATCTGCATCCATAGTCACTGCACACCTTAAATCTAGTTAAATTGCCAAACGAACATACTCTGAGCGAGGATTCCTCGGTCGCTTCTCACCACTATTCACTTCTGTATTGCTATAGTAATGGCTTAGTTTCCGAGTTCGCGATTTGCTTGCTCATATGTGTCATATAATTTTTTGACTTTATCGCTAAGTTTGATTCCGCCTTTTGTTCCTCTGTCAGTCCAGTAATGTCCTTGGAGTTCATATGCGGGTGAACCATGAATTTCCAATGCGAAAGAACCGTGGTGTATTTCACTGCGTACTCCTTGTAGCTCAATTTTTGGCTCGTTCCTGTATACCCCAACCAGCTTAAATAAATCCTCATCTTCTTGCTGTTCAATACTGTGAGCTACAAGTACTGAGCGGGACTCTTCAGTCATTAATCGGAAGCTGAGTGAAGTTAGTGATTGCCGGATTACTGCATAGCCATATATGGGTTTTACGGCTTGCCCTGTTTCGGGGTTTGTCCAGTTGCTCTTTAGCTCAACTTTCCAAGTTCCTCTGAGGTCGGGGCGTTTAACATACCATCCTTTGAAAATTCTCCACGACCATAGGTATTTGTTAAATATCGTTACAATGAACGTAATTAAGCCAACTACGGTGCCGAATGGTTTCACGAAGTCAGCTTCAAGTACTGGCATCCCTTGATACCAGAGAGCTAGCAGCCAAACTGCAATCGTTAGCCCTATGAATGATGAAATATGAAGTCGAGTCAACATTTACTCATATCCTATATGGTCCCAAGCATCACTTATAAATTTGTGGGCTCCCTGTCTTGTCCAAGGTTGGGATGTTCTGAATAGATACTTAAGTTCGGACACTTCACCCCACTCGGAACACGTTGAATCAGTGATGGTATTGTTGAATAGTTCAGCAAGTACCGCGCGAACTATTTGTTTGTATGTCGTGAACGAAAAGCATTGTTGCGAGGCGTTGAATACTAAGCATTCGATCAAAAAGCTAGGTGTGTTCTTTGCTGATTGCACTCCTTGTTTGGCCATTTCACTTGAAAGATTTTTCAGAATCCGCACTATTCTTTTGAAGTTTCTTGATGTGTCGGTATTTTTTTTAACCCCGTTTTCGTAATGCTGCTCAGGCCAGTTTCGTATTCTTGGTGGTTTATGGTTGTCTGTGATCATTTCTACACCAGATAGGTATCGAGATGTAGATGTGTATCTTCTGTGCTCAAAAAATGGGGTTACATCTGAGTCGATGCGATATGTATTTTCTTTTATGTCAAATGATTTGGTTCCTCTCCTCACTGCTTCTCTGCCGAATTTCTGTACTAACGCCTCTTCTAGTTCGTTCTTAAACGTAAAAAAGGTATAGGTGGCGTCGGAGAAGCTTTTAGAGATGTTGGCCTTTACATTGTCGTCCGGGTAGTCGGGGAAAAATGCGTCGTAGCAGACAACTCCAATGTCAACATCGCTATCTTTTCGAATATTGACCCTGTTGCGATATGAGCCTTGGGTAAAAACGGTAATGGATCTATTCTGCAGTTTTAGGCTTGCGTGTATCGCTTCCCGGATCATTCGTTCTGCATTTTCGGCCCTGTCCTGCTCAGTTTTGCCAGGTCCCTGCGCCCAAGTCGTAAAAATGGACTCCCAGTCTCGACTCATTTGAATTCCCTAAGTGTAATGGTAGAAATAAATCGATTGAACAGGATCGGCGTGTGCGAGTGAAAATGTCAACCCTGTCCGCGATGTCGCGATGCTCTGAATTTCTATGGGGCAAAAATGGGGCAAGCCGTATGCCAATCAATGCCAAACGAACAAGAATACCGAGATGTCAATCAAGCCCTACAGCCCTTTGTTTAAGGGGGTGTAGGGCTTTTTTTCGTTAGTACTCCAACACAATCGGGGTGTGATACTGGGGGGCCGAGCTATGCTCTCGATCACATTTCTAAAGGCGGGAGGGAAAGCTTATGGCCTATGTGACTTTCTATGATCGGCAAGGCCGTGCGGTGGCTTGGTTCGATGACGAGCAGGAAAGTCCTGCCATTTATCTTTATAGCGGTAGGCCGGTTGCCTGGATCTCAGATGAGTCCGTCTATGCTTATTCGGGAGCACATCTCGGGTGGTTCATTGACGGTTGGATTCGAGACTCGCATGGTCGTGCCGTGTTCTTCACTCCAAACTGCGGCGGTGGACCAGTCCGACCTGCGCGCCATGCCTGCCCTGCGAGGGGGGCACGACAAGCGCGACCTGCACGCAGTGCTCGTCATGCTCGCCCGGCTAGGCCAGTTAGGACGACATCTTGGTCTCCGCTGAGTGGTGACGCTTTCTTTTTATGATTAGGCTTTAGGGCATATTTTGGGCAAATCAAGGGCCGTATTAGACCGCAATAGGCCGAGAGTGCATCGAGAAAACCGAGATTTTGTTGGCCTGTAGCGGCTTACGTAAATGGCCGAAGGGGTTCGAATCCCTATCCACAACTCGACTTCTAAAAGGCAACCCTTTGGCTGTTTTCGACCCATAGCTGCCGGTCAGCATCGGCAGAAATTGGCCGATTGCTGCCTGTCGCGAAGGGCAGCAACCGACCCATAGCAGCCAGTTGTGACAGGCCTCAACCGGCCAATTACTGACTCTCTGTGCGTCTACAAAACTAGGGAAACTCAAGTTAACAAGTCCACTCTAGTTGAGAGGGATCCGCTCCATCTGCAATGCGTCACTATTGTCGTTGAGGTAGCGTGCAAGCCAGTACACTTTGGACTTCACGCCGAGGTCGTTGCTATTTTCCAATGTCGAGATTATCTCGCTGCGCGCCAGCGACAAGATGGGCTCTCTGGGGGAAGGAGGGCCGAGAATTAGCGGCCCCTGCGCCAGGTAATCCATAAAGTACAAACCGTCTAAATCCTGTTTAGCCTTCCAGAGATTGTTTGCCGGTACATTGCAAGCAACGCTGATTACCGAATCGTCGAAAATCACCCTGGGGTAGATTGCAGTTCGACTTTCCAGCTCATAGGCTCTTACCAGTCCCTCGCCGAGCACCACGCTACCAGTATGATGCAGTCTTCCAACGGTAATGGCCCCCCGTGCGTATACTCCTTGCGTCAGGAGTCTTGCACATAATGTAGCGCATACAGTCGTAACAATCGTAAAACCCATGGGGTCAAGCTGGCCTGAAATTACGATATTGTCTGAGAACGTAGATACTCGAAGCATATTTTCAAAGCCTTGGGTTGCGGCCATGCTTTGGCTTAATGCTGGGTAGTGCGTAGCCATCTCATTCAAAATTTCAAGAAGTTTCTCTAGCTTTTCAGGGTTAGTGTTGATCGACCTGATGTGCTCGCGGAAACCTAAAATGTCGACGAAGGCGACATACCGCTCGTTGTAGTCAGTCACTTAATCTTTTTCCTTAAAGTGTTTTACTTTTGGGTGGCATGGATAAGTTGTCTGTTATTTTCAGTGCGGCCGTCGCGGTATTGTAGTGGTCAACAGTTCGAACGTCAGCTATTGCCGTTTGCTGCCCGTCACGAAGGGCAGCAGTCGATCCAAAGTTGCCGGTGGTGGACGGTAACTTCCGGCCAGCTGATGATCATCACTGCCAAAACCTGTTGGCATCAAAGTCCAGTTTTGCGGCTTTGAGCTCACCCACCAGTTTGGCTTTCCATCCATCCGCAGGATCCATGTCGGTATAGATGACGCCGTACAGGTCTGAAGGGATTTCCACATGACCTTTGCGCAACAGGCAAACACGGCCTCGGCCGAGCTTTGCAGCAAAGTAGCCCAGCTCAAAAATCACGTTCTGCCGCGCTCGGGCGTCCGAGGTCTCAGCCTTCACCGAAGCACCTAGATCGTCAGGCGTCAGCAACACCACCGCAAAACCAATATCGTCAGCGGTTTCCTCAAATTTCTCGATAATGGTGCGGCCCTGATCAGGCTGCTCCTTGAGAATAATGGCTTCCAATCCAAGCTTTTCGAGAAACCGCGCAAGGCCCTGGAGTGCAGCCTCATCATGCCCATGCACGACAAAAACCCGATTGGATGGCATTACCGCTGCCTTCTCGGCTGACGAGTCGATTTCAATCGACTGCTCATGATCGACAAGGTCTTCTTCCAGGGCCGCTTTAGCCTGTTTAAGCAACGCGACAGCATTGTCGATATTTCGCCGGGTAGGTGTGCTGTAGTCCACTGGACCGCGTCTAAGCGACCCCCCGTAATAGTGAAGAGTTGCCGCCCGTTCATAAAGGATAAAGGTCGCTGGTTTGTGCCCAAAGCACCTGTTTAGAGTGTCCGTGATCGCGACTTCCAACGCCGTGAGCGCTGGGCTTCTACCGTTAACCAAAACACCGATATCAAATGCTTCAAGCTCCGCGATCCGCGCGTCAAGACGTTCGATGTTTTTTTGAATAGCGGCTGGAGGGAAGGTAGGTTGAGCCATCGGGTGAGTCCCTTCTATATGCGATAAAGGACATTATCAAACAATTGGTGACCACAAGTTAAGCGAACTGAACTCTCGCCGTTTCCGGACAACCGTGAGTGGTAGCTCCTGACGATAGCCGTTACTCTGGCGTCATCATCACCGCGAGTGTCATCTTGATGAATTCCTCATTGCGGTCGATCGCCTCCAGGGCACCGCGCACGTTGTCGGCGACCTCCGCGGCTCCCCGCTGCTCGACCCAATTTGTGAGTTCCAGAATGGCCGCTTCCAGGGCGAGTTGGTTTTCATTGATCTTGAACAGAAGGGAAGGGAGCAGGTCAGCATGCGGCAT